TTGATCTATCTCTCCAACATCAGTGAAAACAACGCCATGCCGAAGCGCGTAGCCTTTAGCATCCTTTCCGGTGTCTGCTGGGTCAAACGATAACACTTTTTGCCCTCGCATCTTAAAGTTGAGCTTGATGTGTGCATCTACGCAAGCATCGAACCACTCAGCAGGAATAATAGAGTTTGCAACAGAGTCATTGTACTTGCCGAGCCAAATGTGGTCATACAGTGCACGTGGCAGATTCTGATGGTCAAATACTCGCTCACCTTCAAGTCCTGAGTCTTCAAACCATGGATTATCGCAGTAGTTCATCACTACGATTAGGTGCAAATCATCTTCATAAACGCCACTAGCTAAAAGCTCATTCTCGAATGGCTTGATGAAGCGCTGACTAAATGGATCTTCACTCGATGCAGGGTTCCCGATAAAGATTAGCTGCACCTTGTTTAGATTCTCAATCTCGGCGTTTTCTTCTTCGTCGGTTTCTACGATGAATTTATTAGGCAAACCTGCCTTAGCTTTGTTCCGAGCTGTAGGTGTAAGCTCTTTAAGTGACTCTGCACTTATGGTTTGCGCCTCTTCAATCAGGAAGCGCCGAAAGCCTGCCGCCGATTTGATTGATGCAGGATTTCTAGCCAAGCCTTTAAACTTAAAGCTTCCGCCTGACTCGTGGGATATGACATTGTTTTGAGTATCGAAGCCTTTCATGTTTAGCCTGTCATACTCCGAAGTTATCAGACTATGCACAGAGTCTTCTAGTGAGTTCTGAAACTCCCGCAAGCAGTAAACCTTATCGCCTAAGTCTTTAACGCCTGCGATTGATATGTCGATAATCTGAACTGACTTGCCTGAGCCGCGCCCGCCGATTACAACTACAAAGCGCTTGTTAGTCTTTAAAACTCGCTCGAGCTTTTCGGCGATATAAACATCAGGCTTCTTAGCTGTCTCTATCCACTCGCCTTCAATGTATTCAAGTGACCGCAGCAACCCATTGATAGGGCAGACAATGCCGAAGATAGTTCCTTTCTTGCGCCGTTGCTTTTCTTGCAGCAGCGCTAACAGTTGCTCGCGCTTAGCTCTATCAGGCTGCACGTTTAACTCTCCCGCTCAGTAATGAGCCTAAGTATTTTCTGTGCACTCCAAGCAACTCTGCAACGTCTTTAACTAGTTGACCGCTGGCAACGAGCGAGCGAGCCAAGTCGATTTGCTCAACAGTTATTTTGCTTTGCCCGTTTTCAGTTCCGCAGACTTTAGTTGGCTTTCTTCCTAGGCTATCAAATGAGTGTTTGTGGTTCTGTGATGATGTGCACCATTCAAGATTTGAAACGCTGTTGTTGAGTTTGTTGCCGTCGATGTGGTTAACCTGTGGCAAGTTACCTGGATTTGGTATGTATAACTCAGCAACCAATCTGTGCACAAAGAATCTAGGCTTATCTGATGAGCTGCACAACTGCACGCGCAAGTAACCGCAATTGTTCATCTGCGGCTTAACTGGCTTGCGTCTGTTGATATTCATCACATATCCATCTGGCGAAATGTCGTAGCCTGTGAAGTGTTTGTATTGCATGGAATTCTCCCAATATGAAGATCTTCGGTTAATTTACTTGGATAACTCTCTGACTTTAGCTTCTAGCTCTTCATCAGACAATTTATTAATATCAATTGAACCGGAGTGCTGAACCTCTTGCTTTTCTCGCCATTGCGCGCGAGTTTTCATCCAAAAAATCATTGCTGAAGTATCGCCTTTCACAGCCTTATTAAATAACGCTCCGCCAATTTGCGCGTTTGCCTGGTACGTAGATAAATCTAATTCTCGCCGGTAATATTTGCGCAGTGTTTTATCGTCGATTTCTATCAAATCTGCAATCATATCTTGCGGTGTGCCAACCATGGCATGCAGCTTAACTAGCTCGCGCGTTGCTTTTGTTGGTGTGTGTCGTCGGCTCATAGTGTGCCGCCTAGTGTAGATTGGAGCGTGTCGATCGGTACTGCCCCGTCGCTCTCTGCCTGGTCGGCAGAGTTAGCCTTTGTGACACGCTTAACGCCTTTATACATGCCTGCGCCGATTTCGTCAATCTTTGAAAATGGCAAAACTGGCACGGTTAACCGCTGACGTGCATCCTTGTTTAAAAAGTATATATAGCGGAGTTGGTAGCCAACTATCGGTTTAGCCCCGTTCTTTTTCCACCACCCCGATTTTTTTGTTGGGTGATCATTTAGTGTCTTATCTGCTTTTATTGTTCCGTCAGGCATTAAAAGCATGGTTGTGTTCTTCTTAATTCCAGTAAGAACAAAGCCGCTTGCTCTGTAAATTGTGCCATCGCCGCACTGACAGCCGTCACTGAATGACAAAACCCATTCGATGTGTGGATAATGTTTTTTAATTAATCGAAAAGCAATCGCCATTGCTCGGCTTTCGCTATTTCGTGGCAATGCATCACTGAACGCCATGCGGTTAAGTTCAATCATGTTGTTCCACACGGTATCTGCGACTAGCGGCAAGACCTTACGCCTATCAATAGGCGGCCCAAACTGCATTGCACCCTCCAGCTTGCCTTTGTAAAACGCACCGAAGTGAAGCTGACTGTTCTGAGTGTGAGTTCCCGAATAATGAACACGCTTAACAAGCGCATTTGCTGCCTGTGCGCTGATTGGCTTAATAACAATATCTTTTGCACTAGCCATTTTGATTCTCCAGCCATTGTTGACAAATTAATGCTAAGGCGTTGCCGTTGCTATTCTCATTTAATCCAGTGTCTACAAGCGGGTTGGTTCTCGCAAGTGTGACAGCATCATCAACAACAGCCGCCTGCTCATCATGCAATGTAAATGTCTTTTGCTGAAATGGTTCTTTCTCGCCGTCATTTAACTGTGGCATTTCAATTTCACAGTCATCATCAAAAATAAGGTCTTCTATTTCTTCCAGGCTAAAACCGGTTAACTCTAAATCAAATCCTTGATCCGTTAATTCGCCAAATTCCAAACGCAACAACTCATCATCCCAACCTGCATTGAGCGCTAATTTGTTGTCTGCAATTACATAGGCCCGCTTTTGTGTCTCGGTGAGGTGCGAAAGCTCTATCGCTGGCACTTCTTCAATGCCTAGCTTTTGCGCAGCCATGATACGACCATGCCCTGCAATAATGCCGCCTTGCTCGTCAATAAGTACGGGGTTGGTGAACCCGAATTCTTTCATGCTTGAAGCAATTTGAGCCACTTGTTCAGGTGAGTGAGTGCGTGAATTTCTGGCGTATGGAATTAAATCTGCGGTCTTGACTCTTTTATAGTCGGGAAGTTTTTGCAGCATCGGGCACAGCCTCTAAGTTAATCAGGTACAACCTGTCATAACAGTATAGCCAATGCAGCATAAATAAAAAAGCCCGCATAAAGCAGGCTTTGTTTTTAATCGAAGCTTGAAAACAAACTACGATTGCTCAGACTCATTGATATTATCCGAATCGCTTAAATTTGTCGATTTATTTTCGCATGATTTAACAGCTAAACTCCAAGCCATAAACCAAACTGCAAACGCTGAACCGACTTTCGGATTTGAGTAATAACCGCTTACCTTGCCCATATTCAAAACACCAAAGTGACCAGCCGCCCAGCTTTCAAACTCTCTTTCAGCTTCATAAAAATAATAATCGTCTTTACTCATTTTAAATCTCCAATCATCCAATCAATTTAACCATCCACTTAAGCAACTGATACAAGCCAGCCGCTACGATGATTAAGCTTAATGTCCAAGCTAGGTAAATCAACTCGCTACCTCATGCCAAACAAAGCCTTTGCCATCTTGCGACTTAATCAACCGACCTTCTGCGATTAGTCGCTTGGCTATCTCCTGCGAATTTGGTTTAAGTTCACTCAGTCGCAAGCTGCCATTCTTTGCTTTTTGCTCGATAGCTTGGTGTAAGCCTTTGCTGAATTTGTTCATTAATCTTCACTCCAATCAAACATAGTTAATATTTCATCTTCATCAGCAGTCCACCCGTTAGGCATTGCAACCCATCCAGCATCAAGCACTTCAGCTTTGCATGAATCAATCAAAGCCTTATGCTCTCGCCGCAGATATTCCGTTAAGTCTTCGTGCTTATATGCCGCTGTCTTTATAAAATCAACTTTAGTCTTTATCTTGCCATTTGATTCTCTACCCCAAACAACAAGCAGTATTGACCATCTGAAAGCGGTATCACCTAAAGCTTGCGCAAGTGTAGGCGTTAAAACCTTCACTCTTTTCTTTGTCTTGCAGCTCACCAAATCAACTTTCTCACTTCTGGAAAGCTTCATTGTTAGCGCCAAGTCTTTAACGGCAATCAGTGTTTGAGTTATTAAACGCTTTGTGGCGCTATGAGCTTTGCGTTTGCTCATAAGTCGCTAAACTCCCATGGTGCTTGTTCTTTGCCGTCAACAACTAGCTGCGCTTTACGCTCCGCCAGCTTGTCTAAATAATCCTGCGCAAACTTCTGTTGAGCCATTGCAAGCGATACACCCAAGCCGCCTGCGAATAACTGCTTTTGCAAGTTCAGAATGTTATTGTCCATCGTCGCAGCTTCTGCGATTTGGTCGAGATAATCTAGCACGTTAAGACTTGAGCGAATCACATTGAACAAATGATTCTTGTGTGCATCTTGCAAAGCCTGGACGTCAGCTTGAACGTCATGCTCCCACTCGCGTTTTGTAGTCATATAATCTCCAATCGTTGATGATGGCAGGCTTAAGATTGCCTGCTCGTTAATTGCCTGGTACATCGTAGTTGCTCTTTAGTTGATATTCAAACTGTTTTTAACTGGTCAGATGAGTGCGCTTTCTCTATCCGCTCTTTTGCTATGTTGAAATAATTTTCATCTAACTCAATACCGATGAAGTTGCGATTTAAATTTACTGCCGCGACTCCAGTAGTGCCTGAGCCGCAAGTAAAATCTAAAACCGTCTCACCTTCGTTGGTATAGGTTTTAATTAAATGCTCCATTAGTGCCACTGGTTTTTGTGTGGGGTGTCTTTGCTTTTGCTGGTTTGCAAAGTTAAGTATAGTGCTTGGCATTGATTTATCTGGCGGGCATTTGTGCGCATCAAGTTTATGATCGCCATAACATTCGCTCGTTTTTGTTCTTGCGCTTAATGGCCTTTGATTCTTCTTTGGCTTGTCAGTTATCTGCGGATTGTAAACACAGGCTTTGGAGTAGAAGACGCAAACATCCTCATGCTTTCTCATGGGCATTTTCCAGGCGTTAAGATGCCCAGTTGCTTGAGTTTTCTGCCAAACAAATGAATACTTAAACATGGCTGGGTTGCTCATAACCAAAGCAGATGTGAAAGGCTGCGCTGCAGTCATAACAATCGCCCCGTTAGGCTTAATAATTCGCTTTAATTGCGCCCACATTGGCTCTAGTGGGATAATGGAATCCCATTTGCAAGCAGTCGTACCGTATGGCGGATCTGTCAAAATCATATCAACAGAGCCATCTGGAATTTCTTTCATTCGCTCCAGGCAATCACCTTGCATTAAATTAACCATCTATCCGCTCCACGCCAACACGCTTTGAATTCACACCAACTGTCACGCCATATTTCAAAAGCTCTTGGCGCATTGTCTCTGCAGCTCGCACAAGCTCTTTGATACTTAGGTCTTTGCCGTCCAGCTTTATCTCTACTATTGGCATTAAGTCATGCTCTTTATAGGTGAATCCGCTCATGCCTTCTCTCCTTTCAAAATCTCACTATGCAAAGCCGCATAATTCACAAAATCTACTGCCGAATCTTCGTGAAAGTCTTTGTTAGCATTCTGTCTAACCACTTTCAGAAGCGCTAAGAGCAAGCATACATCCGAGCCGCGCAGTCTGCTATTGGTCAAGCAATTAAACGCCTCTGCAACGTTATCAAAGCTCATTTCTTTCTTGCCGCTTGGGTCATACTGTTTTCCGCGCTCAGATAGAATGCGCAAGCCTTCACTTAGAAAGTCTGATGCTGTTGTGATTGTCTTTTCCTTGACTCCTGCGTCATTCATCGCGTTTAAAATCTGCTCTGGTTTCTCTCTAGCTGCTTTCTCAGCTAAAGTCTCATAATGAACTCTAGCTGTTTGGTGCAGCAATTCTTCGTTGTTACTCATAGCTAACTCC